TTGAAACTGTTGTGTATGCTGCACCCTTTGGAGTTTTTTGTTTGGTGAATTCAATAATGAGATCACGACCTTTTTCAGGGTCAGTGATATCACCCTTGTTACGCCAAATAGGAATAATCTTATCGAGAATACCTTCATTTTTGTAATTGTGTTTAAACCGCCAAAACTTCACACCATCTTCTTCGTGGTCACGGTCGATAACTTTTACAATGTAAAACTTCCGTGACTTGTACTGTTTAGCCAACTCCTTATCAGAGTCTCGTCCTGTTGACATGAGTTCTTCGTAAACCTCATTCAAAGGTGAACGCTCATTGTCATTTTTACCTGGGTCGTAAAATTTTTGCCATTTACCACCCACTTGAATCTCGTGGTACCACGCCTCTTTGAAAGGAGAGCTACCATCTTGTGTTGGAAGAATTCGAACACGGCGTGTTCCTGAATTCGACTTATCGTCCAAAATAAGAGCGAAGTATTTCTTCATTCTCTCGTCTTGAGACATTTTTCCCTGACCCCCCATACTGTTTTGTTGGGCCTTCTCATATTGTGCAAGTACTGCGTCTAATGAACTCATAAAAAATTAATTTAAGTTAGTGTTAGAAAGATAAAAAATCATAGTTTAATAGTCAAATAAAATAAAAAAGGTTGTGTTTCCACAATCTTAATAATAGTAATCTTTTTCAGAAAATCAAAATTTATATGGTAATTGGTCTTTTTGGTTCAAACCGAATGTCTTTTTGATTTCAGCAGGACTGATGTCCTCAACTTCATCACTTGTTAAAATGTATTCGTGTTTACCCGATTTTTCCCAATCTTCTTTTTTGTCGTCAAAGAAATCTGATAGTTTTTTGTTGAATGGTCCTGAATCAATAGTTCTGAGTTCTAATTTCTCCTCTGCAGATTTTGGTCTAAATTTTTCAAGTTTTGCTTCAATGTCATTTAACTTGTTAACCAAGTTATCCATGTCTGATAGTTTTGTTTCTAAATTTTGTAGATATCCAAATAAGTTGTCAAAATATTCTTCTTGTTTGTTTTCAATATTTTTCTGTGCCGATACCAATTCAGTCACATCTAATTCTTCAGTTCCTGTTTCCTCAGTGCTAGCACCTTCATCACCAACTTTTTGTACTTCAGTATCTGTTGCCAAGTCAATCTTTTCAGGAGTTCCTGTGGGTGCTGCTGTTGGTGCCGCCTCAGTATCTGCTTCCGGTTCTGCAGGTCCTTCCAAACCTGGTACAATATTACCCGCAGCTTGTTCAGTGATATAGGTATTGATTCTATTATGTCTCTGAATTTCTTTTAATATCTTCTTATCGATAGTCATTGTATTAACCGTTTAATAAATGTTTAATTCCGTTTGGTGTTTCCACACGAACTCTACGATTTAGAGTCACATCGTGACCGGCTCTTTCAATAAGACCATCTCTTTCTCTGATGGTATAGCAATCTCCAGTGTCCAAGTCACAAACTTGTTTGGTACCATCACCATTATCTGTTTGTGAGATTCTGGTTTGTTTACCTAAATACTGGTTCAACATTGAATTAATATTCATAATTCTTTTTCTTAATAAATATACAACCAAAAAGAATAATCACTTTTTAGGTACAAGTGGGGGTGACCGTGTTAATTACATTTATGTTATTCGGTGCAGGTGTCGGTGTTATAGTTGGAGTGAATACCTGAATCGTAGTTGTGAGTCCAAGTTGTCTCGCTAAATTAACAGCAGTAATCAAATTGAGCTGAAGAGTAGTATTTTGAGTTTGTGATGTACCTCTTGGATATGGCCAATTCTGTAAGAAGTACGCCTCAATACTCTTTTGTCTAATTTCACCCAATGAGTTTGTTACCCTATCTCTTACGAAATTAATGTAACCAAGAGCAGAATCAAACACTGCGAATGGCATTGAAACTTCGGTGGTATTCTCCGTCTTCATTCTTCTACAAGTGTAGGTTCTCAAGAAGTATCTATCTGCAGTTGCTCCGTAATCGTAGTTCAATGTAATCTTACCATAGTTGTTATTTGAAGATACAAACTTACTTTCAACACCTGTTGAAGCATATGACAGAACAAATATCACAAATTTGATATCCTCATCGTCGGTTGATTGATTCAATAATGAAACAAAACCAGCAGTATTCAGTGAGGTACTTACACCCGCAATTGATTCATAACCCAAAGTATTCAAGTATGGTTCCTCAAGAACTTTAGACATACAAGAGTTTTGAGTATCAACACTTGTACGAGTATCAGTTGATAAGTTTGCGTTGTTTCCTTGAGTTGTGGTTGTCGTTGTTCCTCTTGAGACATCTTTTTGTTGTTTAACACTCTTAAGAAGTTTCGTAACCAAGTTTTTGTTAATACTCTGCAGATATCCGTCAAGGACCGGCAATGTGAAAATACTTTGTCTTACACCATTGAACTTTGTTTGGAATGTACCAGGAGATATGGTGTGTTGAACATCAGTTATCATATAAGAACCATTGAACAACGGGACATGTCTTAAGTTAAAGTACATGGTCGGTTGAATAAGTGCATTACCGAAGGAGATAACTTCACACTCATAACTCATATTCTTGTATATGTTATACAAAGATACATTTTGAGTTGCCGTGGTTCTACCCGCAGCGCTTGCCGACATTAAATTGATTTGTTGAATTGATTCAGAAGTGGCTTTACCTCCATTTTGAGAAATACTAAACGAATAGAATACATTCTGATTTCTCGTACCAATATCAACATTGAATCCTACAACTCTGTTAGACAACGCCCAATCAGTTTTGTTTGTTTGGTCCTCAATCAATGGATTCAGTTGAGATTCTCTCAAGTCAAATGCATCACTTCTAAACATGTAGTTTTTGTTCTCACTTTGCATGTCCAAGTAAGTTGAAGGTCTTTCCGTGTAAAAACAAACCAATTTAGGTCCCGAGTTTCTGTAATCCACATTCAAGAAGGTTCCCCACATACTATTGGCGAAATCACGACCTGGTTCTATGTTTGGTTGTGCTGCGGCTGAAACATCTTGTACATTGTAGAAATTGATATAAGCCGGCATTGGCATAACCGAGAAATGGTTTTCAGTTAATATACCACTAATAAACACAAACACACTCATATTATAATTGAGGTTATCAGGGTTTACTAATTTTTGTAAATTAAAAATATCCAAGATAATCTTATCGCCAACATTCCGTGATGCTCTGTCCAAGAACAAGATGTCCTCGAATAAAGTTTGGTTTGTGTAATCCGAACCCGCAATCCATTTGTCATTAAGAGCCTTAAATGTCTCGTACAATTCCACCTTACTTTGTTTCGAATCAAACTTAGATTGAATTGTTCTTTCAGGAAGTTCAGTAATATTCGGTAATTCTCTTCTTATGAGAGTTAAGGTGTTATTCAGAGCGGTATTTTGAAAATTCAAATTGACCGATAAATAACTTTGAACTGATTGGGCAAAACTTGTACTGGTAATTGTTGGGTCATCAAGTTTTTGTGTCGCATACATCTTTATTAACGGAGCCAAGAACTCAACATTTTGTTGGGTAAATGCAATGTCGTTATCAACAAAGAAGTCGGTAATGTACGACCCCCCATTTGTGTATTGTAACTCAGGAATTTGTGAGAATCCAACATTTTCCCTCAAAGCCAACCATGCGGCTGGGTTATCAATCTGTGACTGAATTAATGTAGTTGTACCCCCTACAGTAGGTAAAGACCCGTCAACATAAGGTTCAAAAGGAATTGGGTCAACGACAATGTTATTTCCTGTGATATAGGTTAAGTAAGAATCGGTTTCTCTTCTTTTGTATTGTGTCGGGTTACCAAGTCTGAGTGCCACATCATACTCCATAAGATTTTGAATCTCACTCATAGACTTAGAGAACTGGTCGTCGATGACTTGTTTGAATAAATCTTTTTGAGATGCAAAGGTTGCGGGTAGAGGAACACTCATCAATTCTCTGTAAAGAAGTTGGAAGTTCCTGTAGGATTCGTTTGTTGAGTTTCCTTGAGGACTTATCCCCCTTGTAGTTGCGGTTGTTTCATCAATAATAAAATCACCATCACCCACTTGTGGGTCGAAGTTAAGAACCGACTGAGAGAATTTAAGGTATTCTCT